GCCTACATCGGTAGGATAGGGAACTGGAGCATCCCATAAACAGGTATTTTCGTTTAAGACCCAAGACGCATAAGGTTTAGGAGGAATAAACGCATCTCGGCTTGCATCATAGGTATAGCCCAATCCTGCATAGTTTTTGCGCAATGGTCTGCCTTCAGGATGTTGTCCACCATGTGTGTTGTAAGAAGTCTGTACCCATCCATGACCAAAAATGCCAGTATCAATAACATCTTGTTCAGCTACGATAACTTGGGTTACTACTCCGTTTTCTACTTTTGCAAAATGCGACACGATTGCTCCTTTTAAGCTGTATAAGTTCCAGAGGATGTGTATTTAAGAATAGTATTACTGCCTGATGTGGTTACTGTTGGTGAACCTGTGGTTGTACCTGAATATGATGATGTTGGGATAGAAAGAATAACAACACCTGAACCGCCAGCACTTCCTCCTACAACAGGAGAATTACTACCTCCACCTCCACCGCCACCTGTATTAGCTGTTGCTGCTGTAGCAGTATTACCATTAGATCCACCACCAGTACCTCCAGTACCTGCTGTACCTCCACCAAAAGTACCACCGCCACCACCGCCAGCGTAAGGTACTGAAGAACCTGTGATAGAAACAGAAACACCTGCACCGCCATTACCGCCAGCAGTAGATGTTCCATTAGCACCTGCTGTATCTGCTCCGCCACCACCTCCACCACCTAAATTGGGATCATCGGTATTGCCTGTACCACCAGAACGACCTTGATTAGCAGTTCCCGATCCACCACTAGAACCTTGTGCGCCACCACCGCCTGAACCACCAGTTGCTCCAGTTCTTGCAGCTACATCAACTGTGCCGCCACCATTACCTCCTCCTGTGGAAGTAACAGTTGTAATGCCTGTTCCTGATATTTCTGAATTGTTACCAGAAGTTCCACGACTACCACTTGAGCCAGCAGGTCCACCCGAACCAACAGTAATCGTGTATTGAGTTCCTACACTAAGTAATAAGGGAGATTCTAAAGAACCTCCACCGCCTGTAGCAGTTACTGTGCTTCTTAAACCACCAGCACCACCACCGCCAGCTTGATTTGCACCACCACCACCACCACCAGCAACTACAAGATAGTTAGCAATTATAGGTGTTGGTTCAGCAGTTACTCCAGCTAAAGTTAGAAAAATTCCACTCATGCTAAGTTACCTGTGACCACCGCACGAGTTGCTGTAATAAAAAGAATAGTGACTACACCTCTTGTTGTTACGCTAAAGGTTGAGATGTCGGTATCCGTACCACCTTTATAAAAGTCTGTGATAGCAGAGCAAGTGCAAGAAATAGATGCAGAGGTGTTATTAAAAATGCTGATTGCATCACCAGCAGCAAACACAGAGGCTGGAACAACTACTGTTCCGCCTGTTCCTAATTCTATAAATTTACCCACATCACCAGCAACTAGCGTGTAGCTTGCAGTTTTTGCACCTGAGTTTGGAATATTACGATAACCAACCTTGTTTGTTCCGTCTGCCGTGCAATTGTTTAGATTGCCAGAGGTTGGAGTTCCAAGAACAGGCGTTACCAAGGTTGGGCTAGTAGCCAGCACATTATCGCCAGTTCCAGTATTAGCTATTGACACAAGGTTTTTTGATGCATCAGTTGCGACCGCGTTTGATGCTGTCAATCCAGTTAGGTTTACGCCCGTAGTTGTAAACACACCAGTTGAGGGGTTAAATTGCAACTTGGTTGACGAGACATTGGCAGTTGTAATGTTACCAGTTGTTGCGCTAGTAAAGGCCAAATAACGGGTAGCGTTGGTGGTTGTATCGTCCGCAATGGTAAGTCCATTTGCGTTGGCCTGCCAGGTTGGAGCCGATGCGCCATTAGAGGTTAATACATATCCAGCGGTTCCAGTTGATCCGGCAAGAGCCAAGGTGCTAGAGATGTCAATGGTTGTAACTTTTGCTGATGTTGCAGTTGTAGCGCCAATCGTCATGTTGTTTATTGTTCCAACACTTGTTGGTGCAATTTCTAAAGACCCTGAACCAGTAGGTTTTATGTGGACATGACCAGTACCTGTAGGACTAATGTCAATTTGTGCGTTTGTACCGTTTAAATTAGTAGAAACATTGACCGACAGATTATCAC